GGTCTGACGAATCGATGCCGCTACGAGTCAACTGTGCGCCTGACCACATAGCAATGTTCTGCTCCTTGGCCAACCCTCTCAATTCCTTGGAGACTTCCTTCATGTAGGAATTGGTATTCTCAGAGGACTTCATGTTCTGGCTGGCCACGATACCAATGTAATCCACGAACACTACATCGGGCTTGAAGTTCTGTTTGGTCTTCAACTCGTTCATCAAAGCACGGAAGTGACCAGCATGTGCGCCACCCGTTGGGAATTCCTTGACCTTCAAACGCCCGATTGTCTTGTTCCTGATCTTCTCAATTTTACTCATGAACATAGACTTGGGTAAGGTGGGAAGATCATCCACTGCCACGTTCATTAGGTTGGCGTCAATACGTTCACAGATTTCTTCCTCACCCATTTCCAATGTAATGTACAGCACATTGTATCCGGCACTGAGATAGGAACCCGCAAGGTGACACATCACCATCGTCTTACCAACGTGAATACCAGCGATGACGAGATTCAACGTCTTTCGTTTAATGCCACCACGGGTAATCAGATTGAGCATCGCCAAATCTGAATGAATGCGTGTCTCAACGTTCGTGTAATACTCGTAACGGGCCTCTGCATCATCGACGTAGTCATGCCCCACGCTGTTGTCGAAACCAACGGCCAAAGCATCCTGAAGCAAGCTTGGCAGAGATTCCTTCTTCAGTTTGGGGTCAAGCCCGTCCATGATCTTGATAGAACGCTTGACCGCATTGTAGACCGCTTTCTCTTTGCAAAACTTCTCAGTCTCGTTAACCAAGAAATCCAAAGGGGTATCAGTCTTCGCCTTACAGAAATCCAAGGTGGCAACAATATCCTTGTATTCCCCTTCCTTCAGATTTGCCTCTTTCTGAACAAGGACGGTCAATGCTTCTACAGTTGGTGGAACATGATACTCACCTTCGAACTTGATGATATGCTCCATGATCTTCTTGTCTGCTGGATTCACAAAATATTCCAGACTCATGAAAGGAAGAACCTTACGCATATACTTCTCATCATGTATTAGATGCGTGATGATGAGAGTTTCCATACTAACCATTAGTCAGTCTCCGGCCTTTGAACGAACTCTTCTGGGCGAAACTCGTCTGGTACTGTGGTATCCAACTCATCAAACACCTTCTCTGATGGATCGTCGGACACATCCTTGGAGATTGCGTCTGCGGTCTGCACAAGGATTTCACGAAGGATTTCCCACAGCACTGCCTCAAAGTCCTTCTGAATGACTTTAGGGAGGCGTGGAGGGGAATATAGCACATCGTAATCGAAAGTCAAGTGGTAGGTATCATCTGCATCATCAATACCCTTGTTCTGGACTTTGGTGTAGGTGAATTCAACATCCTTGAATTGTCCTGCATCAATTCGAATAAAGAAATTGGTGGTAATCCCCTTGGCCATATGCTTCTCAGGGCCATGCACACTGTAGGCTGGCCCCTCGTACTTGTATTCCACCACTTCAATATCTTCGTCTACCATATTTCCCCCTCTCTATGATTATCAATGACATTCAACTCACAAATTTGATTTCCGTTGAAAACGGCTATACCGTGTCCTTCAAACGAAACCCTGAAGACTGCGATAACCGTTTTGTCATGAGTTTGCATGACACCCAACTTTTCCACCACCCCAACAGTATTTGCTGGAATTGGTTCTAAGGGCAAAAATGAATTAGGATCAAAACGAGTAAGCTCATTGACGTTTGATACTCTTGTTCCTTCATGAATGATTCTTGATAGTTGCATCTTTTTCCTCTTGCATTTCTAATGGTTTCGTAGCTATCATGATGTTTCCTTCAACGACAGGCTCTCCGGGTTCCTTGTTGTATTGCGCCTGAAAAGCCTTTGCCGCCTCTTCGTTCTGGAAGATTACCGTGTCTTCAAGACGCCGATTCCACCCGAAATCGTCGGTTTCGATAATCTGGACTTGGAACTTAGGCATCTTTCATATCCTCTTCAATCTCTTCGTCGGAAATGTCATGAACAATACCACCCGTGGGCAACTTGAACTTGTCTTCACAGAACTGAATGAAGTCCTTGTTCTTCAACATGGGAACCCAATACGCTTCCGTGTTGAAGTCCAAACGCCGCTTCTTGGTGTCTCCACCCTTCACCTTATACCAACCCTTGCCAGCCTCTTCAATGAATCCACCTTCTAGGGCCAAGTCAAACAACCCCGACCACATGTTGATGCCTCCCTCATAGGTGACTTCAATGGACACCTTGATCTTCTCACGAACAAAACGAGACTTCTCCACGTTCATGACAAAGTTGAACCCCTCATCCTTCTCCAAGTCTGTCTGATTACGAGTGATGATGTAGATGTTGTTGGCACCATAATACTGACCTGTTCCACCTGAAATGATATCCTTGGGATACATCGCCATGATATCCTTGTAGGTATGGCCAATGCCAAGCAAAGGAATGTCCTTGGTGTTCAGAGACTTTAGGATCATGCGGAACAGACCCTTCACCCTCTTTGGCTTGGTGAAGTCGGCCTTGTCATTTCCTTCCAAGGCATCCTTAGCTTCCTTCCGCGATGCAAGATTACCAAAGGAATCCACCACAATGATAACATGATCCTTGCCCTCTTCAATCTCACCCAACTGTACAATCATGTCATGGGTCAACTCTTCCACATCACCAACTGGAATGTGCAACACCTTCTCCTGTGGAATTCCGAAGCTGGCAAAGTACGCTGGCGGTGCGCCCCACTCGGAATCATAGAACAAACACACAGCATCAGGATACTTGTCGAAGAATGCCTTGACCTCCAAGAGGGTGAATGCCGATTTGAAGTTCTTTGAACCACCAGCAAAGATGGTTGAACCTCTGGACATTCCACCAGTAAAAGACCCAGACTGAATTAGGTTGATGATGGGAATGGGTGTCGGGGCATAACCAATGTCCTTGAAATACTTCGAATCGCTCAAAACATCCGTGGTGTCGATGGTACTACTCTTTTTCAGTCGTTCGATCAAACCCATGTCAATCTCCTAGTAGAAAGTCTAGTGTGGCCTTTGGCCGCGCATCCCAACCGATAACCGATAGTGTAGAGGTAATGGGACGTTCGAAGGTGTTCTCAAACATCTTCGAATAGTCAACATACCGTTCCAACTCAAACTCCTTTGGCAAGGAACCAATGAACCCGATGATGTTTTCCCCAATCGGATTAGGTTCCTGCAAGTACACAAACTTGATCTTATCTCCGCTTTGAATCTCTTCATAGCGATCCTGCAACCCACGTTCCTTTACCAAATGATTGAACATCAGGGCGGCACGAACATGGATGGGTGTTCCCTTAGCGTAGATTTCTCTTGAACGGGCATACTTCTCCATATCATTCACACCCCGTGGAAATGAAATCTGTTCCACGTTCATACTCTTGAATTCCTTCTGAAACTCCTTAATGAACTTCTGCAAGGTGGCCTGATCCCCATTGAGGCAAATCCTCAACGCCTCCTTCAACTTCTTTCGAACAACCTCTGGGGTTGAACTTCGATTAGACTCCATGCCCGTAATCTTGATCTTGGGTGGATCATAGCGCACCCCCTCAGAATCATAGACGTTCAAGACATACTTCTTCTTGGCATTTGTCCAGATACCTGTGTTGGCAATAACCTCGCGCTTGAAGAACATCTTCTTCTGGAAAGAGTTAGTGTCCTTGAAGATTTTGTCAGTGATCTTCCCAATAGCTGGTTGTACCTTCTCGTTGAACACCTTGTCTAGCAAGTCCACAATCTCCAACGTTGTCTTGTCAGAGAAGTACTTCTTCACCAGCGGTTCGAAGGTAATGTAACAGCTATCGGTGTCGCTGTAAAAGACGTATTCGTATTTAGTAGTTCCAACCATCTTATTCATGTACTCATCAACACCATTTCCCACGCTCCGAATCACATACTGTCCGGTCATAGTAATGGCTTCTGCAATCTTGTTGTCGTAGAATCGGAAGTATTCATTAGCCATGGCCCCGTAGAGCGAGTTCAACTGAATCTTCTTGGCCATCTGAATATTGTTGTACTTAGACATGTCCTTGAGCAACTGTGGATCATGTGTTTTCTCGTAGAGCTTCTGAGCCTCAATATACTTCTTCTTGTAATAGACACGCTCCCCAAAAATCTTCTCAACGATCTGGGGGAAGATGCCCTTGTATTCCTTGGTGTACATGGTACCATTTGCCGCCAAGCATACATCGTACTCCAACTCAGGAATGTCACCATTCAACATCTTCGTCACGGTTACATCAGGGAGCATCCCCCGATACGTTTCCGGAGACATGTTCCACTGCATGATGACTGAAGGGTACTCGGATGTGGCGTCCACGTTCATCACCCAATTGTAACGGGCTGGCTTGGGAAGCTTGACGTATCCCCCCTCAATGGGTTTTACCACAATGTCCTTGGCTCGCTGTGGAACTACGATATTCTTCTCCATCAAGAAGTCACAGAGAATGCAATCCCATAGACGTACCGCATGGTAAACGTCCACATAGTTACAGCGGGAGTCATAGGCCATGGTGATAGCCATGTCAATCAGACCCATCTTCATTTCCAACTCGTCTACGAGCAATGTGTCGATGACGTTGTATTCAACGAACAAGGCCCAATCCTTGGCATAGAATTCCTTGTAGGTGTCATAGGGATTCTCAAGCTTCTGCCTACCCAACTCTTGCTTGGCAATGTAGTCCAGCTTATAGCTCTCCTGCACACTGTAGGAACCAAACTTCTTGTACAGGTCTAGATAATCCAAGCTGGCAATGCCGACGATATCATAGTTCTGAATTTCACGCTTGTTAATGAAGACAATGCGCTCCCTCACATTCCTCCATGGGGAGATATCAAGAATCTCGTTCTCGTTGAGAATCTTATTTCCGCGATTGATCAGATAGGGTAAGTCGAAGTTCTGACTGTTCCATCCCGTGATTACATCAGGATAGTTGCTCACCCAATGGCGCAGGAAGGTGCGAAACAAATCCCGTTCATCTGTGCAATAGACGTAGGTGTATTTTTCTGGATTGAAATGCTTGATGGTTGCCACATCGAATGGCTTGGTACCGAACGTAATGGTTTCCTTGGTGATCTTGTCACGCAACGTGATCAAGAGAACCTTTTCGTCAGCCTTGCGTGGATCAGGGAACCCGTTCTCGGATTCAACCTCAATGTCCAACGAACAAATCCGAATAGACGCCAGATCAAAATCGACGCCCCTCGGATACGTTTCTGAGATATACTGGTATGCAAAAGACGTATTCCCATAAATGGGAAAGTCGGTTACATCCTCGTATTGCTTGACAAAATCTTTGGCCTCGTTAATGTCCCCAAGCTTGATGGGTTCAACGTTACGGCCTTTCAGGTTCTTGTACTTGCTCTCTTTGGTGCTGTTCACAAAGAGCGTCGGACGGAAGGGAACCTTCTCCTGCATGTGCCGACCATTTTCGATACTACGCACAAGGAGATTTTTCCCGTGCTGTACAACACTGGTATAGAACTTTTGCATTCACTCGCCTCGGAGCTTGAATGTGTGATAACTGCCTTCATGTAATGTAGGGCATTCCCCTACGTTTGTCAACCCCTAGACCCAATCATACCCGTACTCTTTTGACCCAAAGTGAGGATCAAATTTTCTGTAATCGACAGTAAGCTCTTCGCCAATTTGGATATCTTTGAGAGCTATATCGCCCCAACTCTCAAGAAGACCACAATTCGGATCATCAGAGTGATTGAGAAATCTATCATTATCAGAACACAAACAATACCAACCACCACTAACCCACGAATATCTTTTCATGTATTCTTTGGCTATATCTGGCAACGCATCTACAAATTGTGCTGATATGTTTTGATCAACCCCCTCATGCCATTCCCACACAAGAGTACCTTTGGGAATAATCTCATCTGCAAAAACCCCAATACCATGAATGAGGCTTTCACCCAATCGTGTCT